CGCTGACAGCCGTAGACGGCGACACCGTCAAATGCGACTGGCAGAACATGCGACTGCTGGGGGAAGGCGTTCCGTTCGTCTCAGGCATTGATACGCCAGAGATCGGTTCGCACGCGAAGTGCATGAAGGAACGGAAGCTTGCGCTGATCGCCAAGGGAAGGCTGAAAGAGCTATTGGCTGAAAAGGGCTTGCGGATCGAATGGAGCGGCGCTGTGGACAAGACGCCGTCGCACCGGCCGCTCGTCAACATCTATCGAACGAATGGGGAAGAAATCGGCAAGACGCTTCTGCTGGAGGGATTTGCTCGATCATGGGCGCCAGGGCAGCGAAACGACTGGTGCGACTGAAGGAGGATGATGGAATGACGTGGCAACCGATCAAAACGGCGCCAAAGGACGGAACCGAGTTCCTCACTCTTTGGTGGGATGGAGACGACTGGGTCACGCCGCAATTGACCACATGGGGGGGACGGTGGCCTTGACGTCTACATCAGTTGCTCTGTTGTCCTCTGTTGGGCGCCTGTCGGTGAAACAGAATTGCCGCCAGCGCCAAGCGACTATATCGTTGAAAAGGCGCGAAAAGAGAAGCACGAAAGACGTAGGTGGTGGTGATGGGCTACCTTGTGGAAATCGAATTATCCCGCAAATACGATGCGACGATAAAAATACGTCGCTCCATCGGCCTTGAGGTCATGCCAGAGGTGGAGAGATACGACGGGAAGCGAATCCGCGTGGAGGCGTATTGGCAGATCGAGGAAGATGATCCGCGCTATCCGGGCGAATACGCCATGGTCGTCGATCGAGAATATGACTTCCCGCGTGCGTGGATTGCATCAGGCGATTTGGTCGATCTTGAACTTGTCCAGTCTCCAGACATGCTCATAGAAACTCGACCCGTGGATTGGCCACACCCGTTCCCGAACCCTATCGCGCTGAAGTACTGGCCGGCGCTTTAACTGGAGGATTGTGAATGAGCTGTTCTGGCGGACTGACGGTTGAGGAAATCTTGGCCGATCGCGTCTTTGTACCGACCGGAGGATACCCGGATGCAGAGACCAAGGCGAAGATCGAGAGTGGCGAGTTTGCCTGTGTCGGAATCAAGAAGAGATGGGAACCGGACGGCGTAAAACTTATTGGCGTCTGGTACGGTCCGAAAAAGAGGGACGACGGCCTGATAGACGTTTTCCTTGAGGGATGAGCCTTATTCCTGACGCCTGCCGTCAGTTGATCTTGAGCCAATGCCTCAGCCAAGCCACAACGCCATCGCTGGCAGAGGCGACAATACCGCCGACCGTGAGTCCGGCAATGGCGATGAGACCTGATATCCCGACGCCGAGGGTCTTGATGCGGCGCCAATCGTCCAAGGCCGGCTGTGTGGCCGCATGGTTCTTCTCGACGGTATCCTTGAGGGTCTTGATCTCTTCGCGCAACGTGGCATCCACGGCGCCGCTGATCACCATTGTCGTATCAAGGTGGGATATCTGCTTGCCCTGATCATCTAGCCGGCGGTGAATTACCGATCGGCTTTCATGGGCGTTCTGCTTCTCGTCGCTGACCTCCTCTCGTAGGAGGTGAACGTTCTCCTCGATCCCAGTAAGCCTGCCCTCCACACGGCCGAGGGCGCGCATGATGTCGTCGTTCGATGTTGGTGTCATTCAGTCCGTGCCGCCCATTAATGAATTCTAGATATGAGCATGGCAGAATGAATCAGCCATTCTCGATGATCACTATCGAGGTGGTCAGGACCGGCTTCCTGTTCGCGCAGGAGGCCGGCCCGCTTGCTTTATGGTCAGGCCCAATCCGTTCGCGGGTTATCCACGAAGTAGTATCCGAGGCGCTTGACCTTCGCGACCATCGTCGCGGTGCCGCCAGCGCCAAGCGCGCGGTCTGCATTGGGATAAAGCCGTATCGACAAGTTGGCCGTGTCAGAACCGACCTGCACAGCATCCGTCACCAGCCAATATGTCTGCTGCTGCGCATCGCCGATCAGGCCGCTGTTGCCGTTGTCATAGAGCGCGCGGCGGCCGTTCGCCCATAGTTGGGGAACAAGCAGGGAATCGTTGCCCATCACCTCGATTTCCGCGATCGACCTTACCCATTGTCCGGTCTGGCCCGTTACCGTGAAGTCGCCTGTGGTGCCGATGGCGAGTTGGTAATAAGCCGCAGCGCCGGTTCCAACGGCCGTGATGGTAAAGACGCGTGTGAGGCCCCCGGTTTCCGCATTGGCTTCGGTCGTCAAAACGAGCGTGGAAGAGCCGGTCCCGCCGCGTTGCGTGCGCATGCCCGTAGGAGTCGGGCCGGTGCCGTTGGCGGTCACGCCACCATTGCCGGCAAGTATGGGGAAAGGAAACTTGTTGTTGCCCCCATTCCAAAGCTCAAGGGCATAGTTCCTGGCCGGAATAAGCAGATCAAGCTTTTGATTGATCAGGCGCGCGCACTTCAGCGCTCCTTGCGTCCCGAGGTGGATATAGTCCGCCATGTTGTCGCGGTCTGTCCAGCCGGTGCGCAGCGGATCAAGGGCGTCGTCATAGTCGATCAGCATGCCTTCAGAGATCGGCATGTCAGCGGCATAGGAAAGGATGGCTGCGTTGATCACGGCTCGGTTGGCGAGATTGTCGGCGCCGTTGAATGCGTTGCCCGCGTCATTGACCCACGGCGGCAACGTGCCGCACATCAGGTAAGCGCCGCTAGCCCTGATGATATCCATCGTTTCGAGGACATAGGCAGCAGTCGCCGCGCCCGTCCCGCTGCCTACCGTGCTGTTGATCGTTGGCCGATAAAAAACGATGTCCGGATTCTTCGGCAGAAGATTATTGCTAATCATTGCACGATGGCTGAAAACATCGGAGCCGGAAATCGCCTGGTTCCCGCCGGTCGTATACCTGTCGTTCGACGGCGTCATGGTCGTCGTGTCAAACGGCCAATTGTCGTGCCGGAAACGCTGGTGCATCATCTGGGCAAGGTTCAGTTCACCCACGTTCGACTGCCACATATTGGTCGTGCCGGGGGATGCTCCGACCACGCCGCGTGCAATCAGGCTATCGCCGGCCGTCCCTATCTTAGGGTTGGTGAATTGCGGGTAGGATTCACTCCCACCCCCGCCCAACTGGTTATTGATGCCGAGGCTGAGTGCTAACGTCATGCTCATGGGCGGGATCCGTATTTCTGGCCGTGCGCTTTGCATTCGGCCTGCGTCCAAACACCAGCCCCACAAAGGCCGGCCGCTGTGTCATCTATTGCGTCTTGATCTTTCGAAGTGGCGCCCTTGGCGCCGATAAGCGCGGTCCCGACGATTGCCCTAGTTGTCTGCTTCAGGCTTTGGCTCGATGCACTCACCCGTTGAGAAGTCGTACATGCCGCCGCGCTCAGAGCACAGGCGGCGACGAACGCGAGCTTGATCGGCTGCATTGCTCAGTTCTCCGATTGCTTTGTTGGTGGCGGCCGTCATGTCGGCGGCTTCTAGGTCTCTGCCCCGCTTTTCGGCTGCAGGAAGCCACCAGACGGTGTTGAGGGTGGAGTAGATGGCAAATGTCAGGAGAGCCCCGACGAGCGCACCCAGGCCGATCTTGATGACGTCCCCGATGCTCATCAGTTCTTCACCCGATCCCAGACGTACAGGCCGATACCGACTAGGCACGCCACTGCAAGGACGCCGGCAAGAACATAGGCGAGCGGGCCGGTCTGCGGAACGTAGGCCAATGCACCCGATGAAACGACGGCGCTCGCTGTCGCCGCCACCTTGCCGTTGATGAGAGGAGCGCGTACCTTATCCACAGGAGAGCCGGCGGACTGCACGTAGGAGCCCTTTGCCCAGAGGCCAGCTTCGGCCGATCGGCGGTTGACAAGCCCCTGCATGCGCTTTCCCTTCGACTTCACCCATTTCATCAGCTCGGCAGGGACGGCGTCATAGTCACCGGCATTCAGCTTCTTGAGCAGCGTCGAGCTATTGAACTGCGTGGGGCCGATATTGTGGACGAAGGCCGTCAAGGCTCCGAACTGGTTATCATTGAGCGGGACCTTCACGGAGCGCTCGACGATATCGCAGGCTTTGCTGACATCGCGGTCAAACAGGTCTTCCGCCTGGGCCTGCGTGATCGTCATTCCAGGCCGCACATCAGGGCCTGTATGCCCATAACCCACGGTCAACGTGCCCTTGATCTTGTCGCCGGCCTTGATGCGGCGGCGATTGGAAGGCGCGTCGAAGTCGTCATAGGCAAAGAGGATGCATGCTTCCCATTGCTTGATAAGCTGTTCGCTTGCCTCGTTGAGCTTACGAGTCATCGGGTATTCTCCAGATTGTGGATGAGGCAGGAATGGTGTAAGTTGCGGGAATGCTGAAAACACTCGCCAACAAATTTCTCGATATCGTCGGCTCAAAGCATTGGGAGCCCGCCACCAAGGACGGCGCCCTTGTCATGCGTCGCCGCCTTCCCGGACGTTGGGAGTATCGCGCCCCGACCGTCGAGGAGATGGATGAAGAGATTAAGTGGCAGGCGATAAAGTAAGCCGTTAATCCAGCAATGTGCCGAGTGAATATTTCAGCACGCGGTTGAGTGCTGGCGAGGCTGAGTGATATTCGCCATCGTTGTTCAGCCAGATAAAGCCGTCATGAATGCAGACACCTTCTATGGCATTCGCTCCAGGCATCTGCACGGTTTTCGTCACGACTGGCGATGAGCCCGAGATATCGACAACTGCGATATATCCGTTCGACAGGTTCGCCCCGTAGGTCAGGAGCATCTTGCCGTTGCCCAGGTAGTGGAGCATGTCGTTCGTGGTCTGCGTGTCAAGATCGACGATCGGCGGCAGGTAAACGCCGTTCAGATCCCACTTGGTGAGTTCCCCCGTCGTCTGGACCGTGTAATAGACGCCATGCTCCGGGACTACAGCAATACCGTTGCCGGTGTTCTGGCAGGGAACGTTGAGCAGGACGGCGCCTGTCGTGGCATCGCACTTCAGCACGCGGCTATTTTCTGTCGTTGGGAGGCGGCGGCCGATGCACCAGAACTCGTTGGTGCCGGGAATGGCGCAGACGCCTTGGATGGAATGCTGGTTCGTCAGCCCCATCGTGGCGATCGCCTTGAAATTGGCGATGATCTGCGTGAAGTCCTCATTGTACCAGATGACGCCGCCGTCCGTCGTGGTTCCGGTCACCGTGCGGCCATCGTCACCGACCAGCCAGCCATTGCCGGACGGGTGGCGCGCGAGGCCGGTATTAACCGGATTGCGCGTTCCGAGGCTCGGGAGCGTGATCGTCTCCATCAGCGCGATCGGCTCGACGAACGACGGCGCAACCATCTGGAAGCCATTGGCGACGGAGACTTTTTTCGGGTCTGCCTTGCTCGTCATGCCGGCGAGAGCCTGGGCATACTGCGCTTCAGAGATCGAAATACAGCCGGGAATATGACTTGTGCTGATTTTGTTTGCCGCGGCAAAGGGCATTATCGAATCCTTGCGAAACAGCGGAGGGAAGAGGCGGATTCCGTCGATATCAGTTCGACCGTCTGCCCGTTGAAGGGGCTCGACGCGTCGGAAACAACGGCGGTCGCCGTGACGTTCGGATAGCTGCCGGAAACGGTCTCTGAGATGAGAATGCCGTCGTTATAGCCGCCCGAGAACGATTTACCGGCGGCAAGCTCGATGAAACGATACGTCTGGTCTGTCGGCGGGGTGTCAGCGGACGCGAGAACCTGAACGACTTCGCCGGAAGCTTTATTCTCCCAATCCATCAGAACCACCCCCATACTGCAATGCTGCCGGCATCGTAAGTGTCCGTGCCGCCAGCTGTGGTCAGCCTGATCCTCGTGAGGACGCCAGACAGCGCCTTTCGGCCAGACGAGTTTTGCGTGGGCTGCGCGCTGTCGGAGCGGCCGATTATGCCGTTCACAACCCATGTGTTGGATGAGGAAAGAGCAAGGTCGATCGCAACTGACCCTTCCATAACCGCCGCTGCCGACATGGCGCGGAGCAGTGCAAAGCCATTCGAGAAAGCGACCGCAGAGGCTTCGCCGACGCTGCCGAGGTAGTTGGTCGTTTCGAAGCTGCCAGACGTGCCAAGCTGGATGATCGGAATTGACGTTCCGTTGGTGGAGACGCCGAGGAAATATACCAGAATCCTCTTCACTCCAGCGGGGATATCAACGTCAATGGTTGCCCCTGATGTGGTAGCCGTGTTGCCGATGAACACCTTGTCTGAGCCGCCAGAGCGCTCATAGCTGGTCGCCACCCAGTTTCCAGAGCCGAGAGAGACAAGCTCCAGAACATCGCCGGCCGCAGTGGTGATATTCACAGCCCCGGGCAGGATAAGAGACGTGGCGTTGTAGGTGAGCGTTAGGGCGCCAGAGAAGCGGAGGCGGCGGAATGTGCCTGCAGGAGCCGTGCCGAACGCCGTGATGGTCGTGGTGCCGGTAACGGTGACGTTCTGGCTACCTACGGTGCTGAGGTCGGTCGTTGCAGCAGAGGCAATCGTGGCGAAGGGCTGCTGGTTGCTGAGCGCCTTGTTGGTGAAGAAGGCGGAGCCGTTGCAGATGATGTCAACAGCGGAGCCATTCGGAACGATGAGAGTTGCCGCCCCGTCGATAGTCTCCGCACCGTTGGGATCGATCGTCACGTCTGCGCCGTCAGCAATGACGGTATAATGCCAGTTCGTTCCAAGGGTGGCGGCGGCCGTCAGCGTGACGGTTGCTGCGGCAGTATAGCGATGAACCGCGTTGTTATCATTGGCGACGGCTGTGTAATTGGTGACCTTGACGGCATAGACCACCTTTCCGTCGATATCGTCGCGAAGCTGCGCCATCATTTCGCGGATCGCGTTGTTTATGTTTGACGGTGGGCAACCCTCGGCGATGTTGATTCCGCCTATGTCGCTGTTGTTGACTGCCGTAGTATCCCAGTCGAGAAATGAATTCTTCGCCATATGATGTTATCCTTACCAGAGACCCGCGCTCATCTTGCCATCGACGGCGTCGCGGAATTGCTTGCTTTCCGAGTAGGCGCGGCGGCCGGATTCATTGAGGCCAGCGTAGCCTGTCTGCTGCTTGCTGCTGCTGTTGTTCGGATTGGCCGGCGGGGCTTCAGGGAAGAAATTCCGCTGCGCGATGTTCCTACCGAGAAAACCGCCAGCAATCGCACCGATGGGGCCGAGAACGAGCCCACCAAGTAGGCCGCCCCCGAGGCCGCCTAGCATGTTTTGCCGATCCATCGCTTTCTGCGTGCGATCGACATAGGCTTGGAATTCTGCCGGGGTGGAGTGCTGGAGTTGAACCCCTTGCTGTTGGCGGACCTGGGCCGCTTCTGCCGGGGATAGGAGGCCGCCCGATTGTGCCGGGGATATTTCCGGGGCTTGCACGGCCGCCGTGTTGATCGAATCCGGTTGCGTCGTCACTCTCGGATCCACATAGCCAGCGACAGGTGCGGTAGCGGGAACCTGACCAGGCCATGAAGTCGCGGGCCCGAGGAGGCCGGGAAGCTCTCCCGCATCAAGCGCCTGGTCGAGAAGGCCGCGCTGGAGCTGCT